GAATGGGTCAATTCATGCAAGGCGTAGGCGATACCGCGCGACATGGAATGGAAGCGACCTTTGGAGCGAAAGACCCAAGAACGGGTAAGCGAAGCGGTGGCTTCTTTGAAAACAGAGCATTGCGACAGGGTGCAAAAACTGACCTTGACCAACGACAAACAGGGACGGCTAATGCTCTTGAACGACAAAAACAACGCGCTTCGCAAGGCGCTGACCCTGCAAAACGCGCTGAATTGATGAGTGAATACCAAACGGATTTCAACGCTAACGAAGAGGCAAAGCAAAAATTGCAAGCAGATATTGATGAGCGAGGTAAATACGCTGGCTTCGGTGGACTCCGAAGAAAAATCCGAGAGTTGGGCGATGCGCGTCGTGGTGTAAATCAACCCGACCCCGCCGCTCTTTCTGCGGCTGAGGGCGTTGAGGAATCAATGGAAGAGGGTCCAGCCGAACAAGCGATGGCTGATGAAACTCCCGTTGACGACTTGGTTGACGAGCCAACTCGGAACATGCCGAAGCCCGAAGCGGGAAAGCCTCAACCTGTTGACGACTTGGTTGACGATGAAGAAGCGCCTCCGATGACTCGCGGTCAAGAACTCGCAATGGGCGCTCTAAGAGCGGCGAAGTATTCCGGTGCGGAAAATGACCCTTCAACATATCGCGGCTCAACACAGACGCAATACGGGAATGTAAGCGGTTTTGATTTTGACAACATGAGTCGTGAGGACTTGCAAGGTAAGTTTAGAATGCACATCCCTAAACAAAAGGCGATGTTTGACCACCTCGTTAATGAGTTGGGTCTTTCGCCTGCGGAAGCCGCGAAGGAAGTTGAGACGACTGAGGTTCAAGTTCCCGACGACGACCTCGTGGACGACGAGGATGACCTCACGGACGACATTTTGGTTTCAGCAGAACGACTTGAAGTCAAAGGGTGGGATGCGCTCTTGAAGCAATTGAATGTTCGGTGATGATGTGTGGAAGCGCTCTCCCTTGAAGCGATAGAGGAAATTGACTTTGAGGTAGCGAAGCGCGACTTCAAGTTTTTCTTTGAAGAGATTCTTGGGTTTCAACTTTCCCGTCATCACGAGCAATGGTATAACAACCTTGAATCGCGTAAGCGATATTGTGTTAAAGCCGCGCGTGACCACGGTAAGTCAACGCTGTTCCTCGGTTACATGCTTTGGAAAACGGCATTCAACCCGAAGACAAAAGCCGTGTTGATTTCGCACAGTCTGCATCAGTCCATCCACCACATGCGCACACTCAACGATTTGATTGACAGCGTTCCTTTTCTCGCGAAAATGAAGAAACCCGATTCGTGGTCCAAAACTTTCTTTGGTTTCACCAACGGTTCAAACATCAGCGCGAAATCAGTTGGTGGTGCTATCCGTGGTATTCACCCCGACCTCATTCTTTGTGACGACATTTTGTGGGGAACGACGGATACCGAACTCGCTCGCGTTGCTTCGTGGTTCTACGAAGTCCTCGTGCCGACGCTTCACCACACCTCCAAACTAATGATTGTCGGCACACCGTTTACACCAACTGACCTTTACACCGAACTTGAATCGCGCGAAGGGTATCTCGTTGAAACCTACCCCGCCATCAACACCAAAGGTGAGGCTCTTTGGCCGGAGCGTTGGGACTTGGAGTCGCTTGATGCTCGTCGTAATGACATGCCAGCCATTGCGTTTGCGCGCGAATATCTATGTGAACCAATGGACGATGTAAGCAGTCTGTTCCCATCCACCATTCTCCAAGCCGCGAAAGACACATCACTCAAGTTGATTGAGCGCGAAGTGGGCGACCCCGACGACCAATACTTCATCGGTTGGGACCCCGCTATTTCATCCGACCGCTCGGCTGACTACACCGTGATGGTGGTGCTTCGTCGCCCATCCACCAATCCCGAACTGCTTGAGTTGGTTCACGCCATTCGTAAGAAGAACATGGACTTCCGCACACAAATCACCGAGATTCAACGATTGAATGCAAAGTTCAATCCCGATGTCATTGAACTTGAGGCGAACAACTTCCAGCGTGTTTTCGCAACTGAGTTGCGCGCGGACACCGACCTCCCCATCAAGACCTTTATTTCCACACGCCAACGCCGTGAGTCGCTTCTCATGGGTTTGGTGTTGCGCTTTGAGAAAGAGCAAATCCGTCTGCCGTGGGGTGATGACCGTTCTCGCACACTCATGTCCGAACTTGAGCGCGAACTGCTCATGTTCGGCATGAGCAAAAAAGGACGGCTTGACAGCATTGGTCGGCACGACGACTTCGCTATTGCGCTCGCATTAGCGCATTGGGCCACCACGGAGTTCCGCGAACGCATCGTGGACTTGGATGAAATCATGGAGGGGTTGATAGATTGATTTATCCTTTCAGCGAATGGGGTTTTTGAGATGAGTTGCGAATGTGATTTGTGTGTAGGAAGCAATGCCGCGTTCGGGTATCTTGAAAAAAGATTGTGTCCGGCAGGTAAAGCCGCCGCGAAAAAGAAGTTCAAAGTGTATCCAAGCGCGTATGCGAATGGATGGGCTGTTCAATACTGTCGTGGTAAGTTTAGGGGGAAGAAAAAGAAATGACGGTTGAGAAGAACTTGAACCGTTGGTTCAAGGAGAAGTGGGTGGATGTTTCGCGCACAGGTAAGGATGGTAAGCATCCTCCGTGTGGCCGAAGCAAAGCCAACACTTCCAGCAAGGGTTACCCGAAGTGTCGCCCATCCGTCAAGGTTTCAAGTAAGACCCCCAAGACCAGCGGCTCTATGTCAGCAGGTCAAAAGCGCGCGGCTACCAAACGCAAGCGTAGCAAAAAGCAGGGTGTAGGCGGAAAGCCCACTATCGTTAAAGCGATGAACGATGCGTGGGTGTTCATGAAGGGGCGCAACGACCGTGGAGACTATCCACCATGCCCTACGGGTAAGCCGGGGTATGACGACCAGCGGGAAGCGCAAGCCGACGCGAAATATCAATCGCAACAATCGGGACGACCGATTTCAACATACCCATGCGTATGCGGGTATTACCATTTGACAAGTAGGTGATGACATGACAGAATACGAATACATTATGCACGAGCCAATCACCGCCGAAGAGTTGGCGGTAGTGAATGACAATTGGTGGATTTTTCTTAAAGGAAACGCTAACTCACGGGGAGAACCCGAAATGGGGGGTTTTAAGGGCGTTCCCGATACGGGTGGAACATTACACCCCGCATTGAGTCGTTTTGGCGCATTTTCACACCCTGTTTCGGAAAACAGAACAGACAAAGCACACATCAAGTGGGACCCATACATGAGTGGTATGGACCCCAAACTGCAACAACAAGTCTATGACAAACAAAACTCGCGTGCTGTTTTTGGTCGCGCGCCTCGTCCCGATGCGGGGGAGGTGATGGGTTTAGAGCAAGGTTTCAACAATCCAACCCTTTCAAGAGGACAGAAAATGCGAGCAAATCTTGCGAACAAATTGGCTCAAACACCTCAAAGAGATGCCTTTAAGTTACTTCCCGAATATGACCCAAACAGTTTGATGGTGCGACCGGAGTTTGACCCTGTTATACAACAGCAAAAACAGCAAGGCTATCCTATCAACACAAGTGAACCCATGCCTCACGCTTGGAGTGAACTGCTCAAAGAAAGTAAGCGCGACCCGCGCCTTGAGCGCGCGGGTGTGGAAGGCTACAACAAGCCCAAGCGCACCCCTAACCATCCCAAGAAGTCCCACATCGTGGTGGCTCGGTCGGGTGGAAAGACCAAGACGATTCGCTTTGGTGAACAGGGTGCGAGCGTTGCTGGTAAACCAAAGGCTGGTGAATCCGCGCGGATGAAAGCAAAGCGTAAGTCATTCAAGTCGCGACACCGAAAGAACATAGCGCGTGGTCCGATGAGTGCCGCATATTGGGCGGATAAGGAGAAGTGGTGATGCCGAGTAAGCACTATGATGTTTTCAAGCACCGCGTGAGGCAGAAAATGCCGAAGCGCATTCGTTATGCAACGGTGTGTCGTAGGTGTAAAAAAGCGACAACCCAATCCGATAGATGCTTAACATGTCAAATTGATTTCGCAACATGGTGGGGGCGAGCGTATTGATTGATTTAAACACAATTGATGATATGCTTCTTTATCATCCTCTACTCAAGACGGATATTCGCGGCGCATCATTTGGTGACGCACCTGCACCTATCTCGCAAGGTGAAGGTCAACTCAACGCTAACCCTACACCTCCGCGCCCTAACGAAGTTGAGGAAGAAAAAGAAAAGAAAGAGATGGCTCGCGAAGTTGCGCAACAACTCAAGCGCGCTCTCCCCGACGGCGGTTGGTTTCAGTCTATGTTTGGGCGAGGTGCAGAAGAATTGGTTAAAGATTTGCGCATGGCTCGCCGCGTCAACAAAGGCATGAAAGACGCTATTGACCATGCTATTGAAGCCATACGCATTGCGAAGAAAGAAGAGGTAGAGGCCACACTTCAATCCATTGATTGGATAGACAAGCATCAATCAACCGTCCGTAATTTGGGCATTAGCGACCGTGATTTGCAGGCTCTCCGTAAATACGGAGGGAGCAGAGAATACGCGCTTCGTCGTGCTTGTGTGCAATGGGAAAAAGCCAACGACATAATCAGCAAGTTGTTGTTGATTGAAGGAGACTTTGATGACGAGCAACGACAAATGTGGATTGACGCGCAAGAATTGAAAAAGAACTCAAAGAAAGAATGGCGTAACACGCTTCATTCAGTTGACAACATCAAAAAAACAGACGCCATTTTTTTGAGTAAGGCGCAGGCTATTCTTGAAGAACGAGGACCGTTACCCTCTAACGAGTTATGCGCCAGCATAGAGAAGGCTCGCAATCTCTCAGCCAATCGTTTAAGCACGCTTCTCAAAATGCATGGTGTTGAATACGATATTGAGCGCGTGGGGGCAACATGGGGTATTGTCCGCGATGACACCGTAATTTTCAAGGATGTGTGGGCATACGCCGCAGGTTTTCTTGATGCTGACGGTTACATCACCATCACCAAGAGACTTGAGCCACGCGCAGGCTTCATCGCTACGGGTGAACGAGGTAAGTTGCATTGCGAACAGTTGCACAAAGCGCTTGGTTGCGGCGTGTTGCAAACTGATTTGAAAATCCACAAAAATAGTCGTCGCACTCAACACCGCCTTCAATTTTATTCCGAAGACGATTTGCGTAAATTGATGAAAGGTATTCGTCCTCACTTACGCATGAAAAAAGGTCAAGCGGGAGCAGTTCTTGAATTGCTTGATTTGC